AGCGCAACGCACGCACCCACTCTGCTGAGCAGATCGGCCAGCTCGCCGCGAGCATCGTCGAGTTCGGCTTCCTCAATCCGATCCTGGTGGACACCTCCGCGGGGATCCTGGCGGGCCATGGCCGGCTAGCCGCGGCGCAACAGCTGGGCTTGGCGAAGGTGCCGGTGGTGGTGCTCGACCACCTGGATGAGCGGCAGCGCCGCGCCTACGTGCTGGCCGACAACAAGCTGGCGGAGAACGCCGGGTGGGACCTGGAGCTCCTGCGCCAGGAGATCAACGCGATGGAGATCGACCCGGCGGTGCTGGGCTTTGGCGAGGACGACCTGAAGCGACTGCACGACGGCCTGGAGCTCGAAGCGTTCGAGGGCATGGCGGCGGCCGGCCCTGGGACGGAGCGCGCGGAGCCGGAGCACCAGCCGGGCCTGGGCCTGCACGAGGGCGACGACGAGGATGAGGCTGCAGACGCGACAGCGGAGAGCGGCGAGGTGGAAGAGCGGCACATCTTCAGCGTGAACCTGCTGTGGGATGACCGCGAGGTGGTGCTGGCTGCGGTGCGCGCGGCGAAGGAGCGCCATGGGCTGGAAGGAACGCCCGAGGCGCTGGTGCAGATCTGCAGGGAGTGGCTGGATGAGCGATGACGGCGTGCCACAGAAGCAGATCCAGAAGCGGCTGGGGATGGAATCGGAGGAGGTGGTGCGGCTGGTGAATCGGGCCGGGATGCCTACCCAAGTGCGCAAGGTGGCGGCAGGATTGAACAAGGCCTGGGTGCCTGGGAAGGGCTGATGACGAACCGCGCTCCGATCCTGCAACTCACCTGGGCCGGCTTTGAAGCAGCGGTGGATCTGATTGCTGCGCAGTGCCGGCCTCGTGATCGCGCGGGCGTGCATGGCGTCGATCCAGCGGGCCAGCTGCTGGCCTATGAGCTCGGCGAACGGCTGGGGTTAAACACGCTTTCGCAAGCAGGACCCGGGACCATCGAGATTTATGGCCTGGCGATCAAGCCATCGCCCTCCACATGGGCATGGCCGGACGTCGAGGTGTGGGCCTGGGTCGACGCGACCGAGGCGCAGTCGATGCAATCGGTGATGAAGGTGACGGCTGGCACCACGGTGCTCATGCCTTGGCAGGATGCGAGGGCGTCACAACGGCGAACGTTCGTCGCTGGATTTGATGATTGAGGTCGCGCGGATCACCTACGGCTGCCAATGGGATGAACATGGGCACGTGAGGGCCTGGCCGATGCGGATCAGCTTCGGCGCCGAGGGACCCGAGGTCACGGTGGATCAGATGCTGGAAGGCCGCGGCCACACCGTGATGCTGATCGACCAGCTGGTGGAGCTGGTGTGCGGGATGACGCCGCAGGAGACGCCGATCCAGCTCGGGCATCATGCGCCGCCGGGCCTGGGCCGCAAGCTGGTCGATCGTGGCTTCTACGTTGAGTTGCTCCGCGACTGATGCTGATCAAGTTGGCCGAGTATGCAGCCCGCCATGGGGTGAGCCCGCAGGCGGTGCGAAAGGCCATCAACACGGGCCGGCTGCAGCGCAGCGTGCAGCGCGAAGGCAAGAGCTGGTGGATCGACCCGGAGGTGGCCGACATCGAGTGGGGCCGCAACACGGCGCCGGAGCAGCAACGCAGCAAGGATGCGATCAACGCGGGCAAGAAGGCGGCTCGCGGCGAGGCCGAGCCGCTGCCGCCGGTGGGCCCACCGGTGGGGAAGGGCGGCGCCACCTACGCGAGCGCGAAGGCGGCGGCCGAGGGCTACAAGGCGATGCTCCTCAAGCTCGATTACGAGGAGCGGGCCGGCAAGCTGGTGGACAAGTCGACGGCTGAGCGTGGGTTTGCTGCTGCTGGGATGCAGGTGCGTGATGCGGTGATGCGCACGAGCCAGCAGATGGTGGGCGAGATTGCGTCAGCCGTCGGCGGGCTCACCCAGGAGCAGCGCGCTGCAGTGCTGCAGGTGATCGACCGGCATCATGTGAGAGCCCTCGAGGAGTTGGTGCGTGCATCTGGCGTCGGCTGATGATGCGCTGAAGGCGTTCTGGCGGACGCTGCGGCCTGACCCACTGCTGACGGTGAGCGAGTGGGCGGATCAACGGCGGGTGTTGAGCCAGAAGGCGTCCAGCGAGCACGGTGAGTGGAAAACTTCCAGGACGCCGTATCTGCGCAAGCCGATGGATGACCTGTCGGCGACGAGCACTGTGCAGGAGGTGGTGCTGGTGTTTGGCGCGCAGATGGGGAAGAGCGAGATGCTCAACAACTGGATGGGCTACGTGATGGACATCCAGCCGGGGCCGGCGCTGTTTGTGCAGCCGACCATCGACATGGCGAAGCGCTACAGCAAGATGCGCATCGCGCCGATGATCGAGGCGACGCCAAGCCTGGGCGAGAAGGTGAAGGCGCCGCGCGAGCGCGACTCGGGCAACACGCAGCTGATGAAGGAGTTCACCGGCGGCTTTCTGATCCTGGGCGGGGCCAATGCAGCGAGCGGCCTGGCGTCGATGCCGATCCGGTTCCTGGGCGGCGACGAGATCGACCGCTGGCCGGCGGACGTGGACGAGGAAGGCAGTCCGCTGGCGATCGTGAGCGCGCGGACGCGAACGTTCGGCGTACGGAAGAAGCAGGCGTGGACATCGACGCCAACGATCGCGGGCCGCAGCCCGATCTGGTCGAAGTGGGAGACAAGCAATCAGCAGCAGCTGAAGCTGCCCTGTCCGCACTGCGGGCATCAGCAGATGATCGAGTGGGACAGGATCCGGTACGACCCGAAGGATCCGGGCCTGCCGAACACGCTGCGGCAGCCGCCGGTGCTGATCTGCGAGGCGTGCGGCGAGGGCATCAGCGAAGACGCGAAGGCCTGGTGGTATGACCCGGAGGTGTTCGACGAGGAATGGTGGGAGCCGCTGTTCCCTGACCGCGAAGTGCAGGGCTACCACTGCTCGGCGCTCTACTCACCCCTGGGCTGGTTCAGCTGGACTGAAGCAGCGGTCGGCTATGAGCAGGCAAAGGACAACCCGGCGGACTTGAAGCCGTGGTGGAACACGGTGCTGGCCGAGTGCTGGAACGACGACGGCGAGGCGCCGGACTGGGAAGCGCTCTACAACCGGCGGGAGCTCTACGAGCTGGGCACGGTGCCCGACGGCGTGGTGTTCATCACCTGCGGCGTGGACGTGCAGATGGACCGCCTCGAGCTGGAGGTGGTGGGCTGGGGCCCTGGGATGGAGAGCTGGAGCCTCGACTACCAGGTGCTGGCGGGCGACACCGCGCAGCCGGCGGTGTGGCGCGAGCTGACGAAGTTCGTGCGCTCAGAGTTCGGCCGCGGCGACGGGCAGCGGCTGCCGATCAGGATGACGGCGATCGACTCGGGCTTCAGGAGCCAGGAGGTCTACCGCTGGGTGCGTGGCCAGGCCGGCAACAGCGTGATCGCTGTGAAGGGCCAGGAGAGCCAGACAGCGATCATTGGCACGCCGGGCCGCGTCGAGGTGCTGCGCAATGGCAAGGCGCTGCGCGGCGGCGTGAAGGTGTGGCCGGTCGGCAGCAGCACGGCGAAGAGCGAGCTCTACGGCTGGCTGCGGCGGCCGATGCCTGACGACGGCGATGGCCTGCCGCATGGCTGGTGCCACTTCCCGCAGCACGGCGAGGAGTATTTCAGGCAGCTCTGCGCCGAGCGGCTGACGAACACGATCGACCGGCGGGGCTACAACCGGTTTGAGTGGATCAAGACCAGGCCGCGCAACGAGGCGCTCGACTGCCGGGTGTATGCGCGAGCCGCGGCGGCGCTAGTCGGCGCTGATCGCTGGAGCGAGGATCGCTGGGAGACAGAGCGCACCGGCGGGTTGCAGCGTGAGGAGCGGCGGCCTGCGCCGGTGCAGGAGGATGAGGCGGCGCCGCGGCCATCAGGATCGAGCTTCTGGGACTGAGTAGCATGGCCGGGAGGAGGCAGCTGGGATGAGCACGTTCACGCAGGCGCATCTGGCCGCCATCGAGGAAGCGATTGCCGGCGGCTACCTGGAGGTGCGCTACGACGACAAGGTCGTGAAGTACCAGTCGATGAGCGACCTGATGCGGGCCCGCAACCTGATCGCCAGCAGCCTGGCGGCCGCCACTGCGCCGGCCGTGCGGATCGACTACCCGGCCGTGGTGCGGGATTACGAATGAACCCTTTCGAGCAGCTGCTGGCGACGATCGCACCGCGGATGGCGCTCCGGCGCCAGGCGGCCCGCTTGCAGCTCGATCAGATGCGCCGCTACGACGCGGCGGCGCGTGGCCGGCGGACAGATGGCTGGATCACGCAGGGCAGCAGCGCTGACTCAGCGAGTGCGCGTGGCTTCGGCGTCCAGCGGGATCGTGCGCGCGACCTGGTGCGCAACAACCCCTACGCCAAGAAGGCGATCGAGAGCTGGGTGACGAACCTGATCGGCGCCGGCTGGAGCTTCAAGGCGAAGCAGTCGCGCCGCAACGGGCGCCAGGGCGAGCGCGTGACGGAGCTGATGCGTGGGTGGATGGCAGACCCGCGCCAGTGCGACTACCACGGCCTGCTGAACTTTGACGGGCTGATGGCGCAGGTGGTGCGCTGCTGGAAAGAGTCGGGCGAGGTGCTGATCAGGATGCGGACGCCAAGCCGAGCGACGATGCAACGCCTGGGCCTGACGATCCCCCTGCAGCTGCAGGTGATGGAGGGCGACTGGATCGACGAGAACCACGACACGCCGGGCGCAACGGGCCAGGGGTGGACGAAGCGGGGGATCGTCTACGACGCTGAGGGCCGCCGCGAGAGCTTCTGGATCTACAACTACCACCCTGGCGAGAGCGCGGTGCAGGCGACGAGCATCGTGAGCAACACGGTGCCGGCAGATCAGATCATCCACCTGTTCACGCCAGAGCGGCCTGGCATGACGCGAGGCGTCAGCTGCCTGGCGCCGGTGATGGTGCGGCTGAAGGACCTGGGCGACCTGCTCGACGCGCGGCTGATGAAGGAAAAGGTCGCTGCGTGCCTGGCGGCCGCCGTGGTGGACCTCGACGGCACGAGCGATCAGAAGAGCACGATCGGCGATCGGATCGAGCCGGGCGGCATCGTGCGGCTCGGCCCCGGCCAGGACATCCGGACGATCAACCCGCCAGCAGCGGGCGAGATCGACCGGGTGATCAAGACCTACCTGCTGGAGATCGCGGCCGGCATCGGCATCACCTACGAAGAGCTGACGGGGGATTACTCGGGCGGCAGCTACACCCAGGGCCGGATGGGCTGGATCGGCTTTCAGCGCCGGCTGCAGAGCGACACCTGGCAGGTGCTGGCGCCGATGGCGTTCGACCGAATCTGGAGCTGGTGGGCGACGCAGGCTTCGAGCGCTGGCGTGCCGACCGAAGGGCTGAGCGCCGACTGG